CTATTGTTATAAGGAGTGGGACAGCAAGTGCGTTAACTTTTACAGCAAGCGGAGTAGAGGTAGCATAAATGGTATTAATAACTAAAAAAATAGATGCTGATACAATAGAAATTACAGAAACAACCATTACTATAATAAAAATAAGTGAATTAGAGTCTGAAAAAGATACACTTGAGTTTATTAGAGAAGATGCGACTGAATCAAACGAATTAAGAGATAGTCTTCCAGAAGATAAAAAGAAATTTATTATTGAAGTGCCAATTCCTACTCAAGAAGAGATAGATACACTTCAAGAAAAAATAGATAATTATAAAGAAATTCCATTAATTGCCGAGGCAATAAAGAAATGACTATAACTTATGATGGTAATTTAAATATATCATATTTAGCTTATCACGATGAATCTGCAGGAACAGATGCTATAAGAGCAAGCACTGTAACTGGTGATTACTTTGATGATAATGCTACAGTAAATGATGCTATTTATTTTGGAATATATTCTCCATGTGTTCCATTTCATAATCTTTATGTAAATATTGGAACTTCTTTAGTTGCTGATTCTATTACTGTTGTTTGGGAATATCCAAAAGAAGGTGTTTGGACAGCTATTCCAAGTGTAACTGATAATACAAATGCCTTTCAAGCATCAGGAGCACAATCGGTTTTATTTGCTGTTCCAGAAGATTTTGCTCATTCATCAGGTACTTTTTTTATAACTAATTTTCCTACTACGCAAGACCCTCTTTATATTAGATGCAGAATTACAGCAGTAACAAATATATCAGAAGGTGGAGCAAATCAAACCGCTGCTCCTTATGTTAGTAATCATACTATAACTTGTTCAAGTGAAGCATCTTTAACAATGACTGATATTTATGATGCAGATGTTTCTGGAAGTTGGGGAGTAGTTACTAAAGGTGGCACAAATCAATTTTTTGTAGGAGCAAATTTAAGATTAACAAGTAGTGATTTAACATCTGTTAAAGAACAAATACAGATTGGTACAGAAACATATTGTGTAGGAATTACTTCTGATTCTACATCATCTTGGCAATTTGGAAGTAAAAACTCTGAAGGATTTGGATATGAGGGTAGTGCTGTGAAGTATTGGACTAGAAATTCAAGAGGAACAGCTATTAATAATTTTTCATTATATGGCAGTATCTTTTGGAAAAACGCTGGAGCTTATACTAATCCTTCAATGACAAAACTTATGGACATTAGAGATAGTACATTGGCAGGAGATTATTATTATTTCACAAGTGGTGTAACTTCTCCATCTTATTTTTATCGGTCAGTATATGATTGTGGTTATTATCTTTATTGCTATACAGGAAATATAGCTATTGATAAATTATATCTTCCTTATGGAACCGTTAGTTGTGATGGAATGTTATTAGGTGTTGGAAGTGCTAGAGTTGATAATACCGAGCTTGTTTCTACTTCTCAAAATATTAGAAGATATTATGGGTGTAATGTAACATTAGTTAATTGTTCTTTTGCGAGTACAGATTGGTCAACTGAATCAGGGGTATTTGTTTTAAATAATTTTTCAAATGCTGGAACAGATTGGTATGTTAAAGTTTATTATACATTTGACCTGACAGTAGTTGATGAACAAGGAAACGCAATAGAAGATGCAAGTGTATATTTAACAGATGGACAAGGTAATGCAGTTATTAAACCAACATTATCAGGTTTAGAGTTTAGTGATACAATATATAATGCATTATCAACACCATTAATGGATTGGGCTGAACCACCAAATTATAGTGCAAGTATGGTAGGTGGTATAGTAATAATGACAAGTGGAACATATATTGGTCAACAAGCAATAGTTGAGAGTGGTGCAACATCTTCTTGGTCTGGTGCAGATTATTCATATTTTAGTATTGATACTGCTATATCAGAAACAAATGCAACTTTTGATTTTATGAAATGGGAAAGTGGCAAGACAGATAGTGATGGCCAAGTTGCTCAAGTAGAATGTTTAGTATGGCATGCCTGGATTGATGAGAGTGATTCTTGGAGTAGACAAAATGTAGACCATAAAGATTATGTATTAAAGATTCAGAAAAATGGATATGAACCGTATGAGCACAGATGGGATTTAAAGGTATCAAAGGAAATGAATTTAAGAGTAACTTTAAAGAAATTGAGATGTAATAGTCAGCATAAGAGTATAACCAATTAGGAGGAAATAAAAATGCCAAAACGAAATAAAACAGGACCACCCTCAGGGTCAAGAGGAGCAAGAGATGGTAGAGGAAACGGTAAAGGAAGAGCTGGTGGAAAAGGAACAGGAGCAAAAACTGGCGGAAAGAAAGGAGTTTAAAGGGAGGAAATGAATATGGAACAGAATGAATTACAAACAAAACTTAATCAGTTATATGCGATGAAGGGATTAATAACAACAGAACTAGAAATAGGTAATCAGAAGTTGCAAAGAATAAATGCAGACATAAGTAATATTTTGAATGCACAAGCAAAACCGCAACAGAATCCAGTAATACCTAAAAAAGTAGAGAAGAAATCAGAAACACCAAAGGTAGAGGAGAAGAAGTAATTCTTCTTTCTTTCACCTTAATTATATAATTAACATAAAAAGATTTAAATATAAGTAAAAATATATTTTTAGTTATGCCAAGATTAAAATCTAATAATTCTAAAGAGGAAAGTAAAATGACAGAAAAATATGACTATCAGTTCTTTGTTCCTATAAAAGAAAGTTTCTCTCTTGGGAATGAGTTTATGATTAAAGGAGTAGCAATAAATTCTACAACTACAAGAAATGGCGTGACATATACATCAGAAGAGCTTATGAAAGCGGCACATACTCTTGAAGGTAAACCAATCTTAAAAGACCATGGCAATCTTATTGATAATATTATAGGCAAAGTTAAGAGAGCATTTTTTGATAATTCTATTCAAGCTGTAATATTTGAAGGGAAAATACATGAACCTAAATATCAAGAAATGATAAAAGATGGCAGATTAAGCACAGTATCTATTGGAGCGATGGTGGCAGAAGTTGAAGAAGGAGAACAACTTATACCACATGGAATAGATTTTGTAGAACTTAGTCTTGTAGCAGTTCCAGCAGACCCTAATGCATCGTTTGCACAAGCAATGATGGAGAAGTTTGAAGGGAAAAAATCTGGAAATTCTATTGAAACACTCAAAGAAGATGTTAATAAACTTAGATTGGGTATTGACATTGTTAAAGCACAACGTATGATAAAGACAACCAGGAGGTCATAATAAAATGACAGAACTTGAGGAATTACAAAAAGATATGACAGAGCTTAAAGAAGCTTTGAAGAATCTAAAGGAAGAGGCAGAAGCACCTGCAGAAGAACCTGTAGTTGAAGAGCCTGCGGCTGAAGAAGCACCAGCAGAAGAAGCTAAAGAAGAACCTGTAGTTGAAGAACCAGCTAAAGAAGAACCTGTAGCGGAAGAAGCAGATGAAGAACCAGCACCTTCAGAAGAATCAGCAATCTCTGACATAAAAGAAGAATTGAAAACTCTTAGAGAATCTCTAAAAGATTTCAAGAAATTAGCAACAAAAACAAAAGGAGCAATAGTAAAGGAAAAACCAAAAGAAAATCCTCTTAACGAATTCGTTATAGAGAGAAGCAATATTGGTAGCGGCTTTACTATGTATAAGAAATAGGTGACGAAAAATGGTTATGAATCCAGTAGGAGCAGTAATAGTTGCTGATGGCGGAACACCAAGAATTATTTCTGGTAAAGCAAGAGAAATAGTTTCAGGTGGAATGTTTGTAGCAGCAAGTGGCGCAACTGGGGTAGTATCATCTGGCGCAAATTCATATGCAACAGGAGATATTTTATTTCACAATAGCGCAAGTGGTACTATGTTTAATGGAATTGCATTAAACACAGCAGCATCAGGCGGACTTTTATCAGTAGCAACAAGAGGAATGTTTATACTTCCAACAGATGCAACTGTATTAGCAGGAACATTAGTACAATGTGATGGTCAGCAAGTTCAGACAGTTGGTTCAGTAGCAGCAAATCTTACAGCACTAAGACCAATCGGAAGAGCAGTAACAGCAGGAGCATCAGGCGGCTACTTAATAGTCGATATACATGGGTGATTAGAAATGGCAGAATTAAATTATTTAAAGGAATATTTAAGCACTGAAGACGGAACTGAAGGAAGTTTGCTTATTGCTAAGAAAATCTATGATACCATGATTGATGAGCAAGATAAAACTTTGATTCCAAGAAGTGAAGCAGCAATTGTAATGGGTCCAGGAGAAATTCCAGGGTCTAGCGTTGACATCGATTTAATGACAGAGAATACATTGAGCATTAGACTTGTTTCAGAAGGAGCAGAAATACCTCTTGATGAAGTAGAATATACAAGCACTAATTTGAAACCTCTGAAATATGGTGTAGCAATTAGGATTACTGAAGAAATGAAAGAGGATTCAAAATGGCCTCTTCTTGAGCACAACACAAGAATTGCAGGAAAAAGATTTGCAGAGAACGAAACAAGTCTTGTTTTGGCAGTCTTGGATGGCGCAGCGAACACAGTTACAGGTGGAGCGGCAATAACAATCGCAAACATAACAAGAGCTATTCAGTATCTTGATGATGCAGATTATAACGCAACAACTCTATTTGTAGGTAACGAAGTTCTTAACGATTTAAGAAACATCGATACATTTGTTGAAGCAAACAAAGTTGGTAACACAGCAATGATTGCAAGCGGATTTTTAGGAACAATCTACGGATTGAATGTTCTTAGATTTTCAACAAACGCAGCACCAAGCACAACATACTCAAAATATGCTTATGTGACTGATAAACAAAAAGCTTATGCAATAGCAGAAAAAAGACCTATTAGCATACAGAACTTTGATTTACCAACATATGACATGAGCGCAGCTACAATTACACAGAGAATCGTAGTAGCAATTTTGAGAAGCAGTGCAGTTGCAAATATTACTACATCTTAAATGTAGTATTTTTTTTATTTTTTTATTTTATTTAAATTGTTCACAATACGTGAATATACCGAATGGCTGATAGTATGTCAGTGATTATAATTAATCGAGTAGGTGAAATTAAATGGCAGATGGATTAAGAAGAAGAGATTTTAGAGTTAAAAATCTCGATGTAAGTGGAGTAGCAACAGGTA